GATGGCCATGTTGAGATTCCAGGTACTTTTTCTGCTGGTAATTATCCAAATGGAACAAGTAATGTTTGTTTAGGTTCAACAGCTGGAGGAAATTTTGGTTCTGGAAATAATTATAACGTAGCCATCGGAGATGCAGCTCTTACAACTGCAGGTAGTGGTGATGTTAACGTTGCTGTTGGATATCATGCTTTAAGATTAAATACATCAGGATATCATAACGTAGCAATTGGTAGTTCAGATAATAGTTCAGTTGGTGCACCATTAGGAAGTAATACAGAAGGTAGAAATAATATAGCTATTGGTAGAGGTGCTCTTGAGAAAAATACAACAGGGATTAGTAATACAGCTGTTGGTGACCATGCCTTAGGAGGTACAACTGGTCAATCAAATACAGCTAATAATAATACTGCGGTTGGTAAAGATACGCTTAACCTCACTTATGGTGTTGATAATACAGCAATAGGTAAAGGCGCTGGTGCAGCTAATACATCAGGAAAAAGAAATTTATTTGTAGGTATTGATGCTGGTGCAGCAAATACTACTCAAGATGAAAATTGTTTTGTAGGTAGAAGAGCCGGTCAGAACGCAACTGTTAGTCAAACTACTGCAGTTGGAACTGAAGCTTTACAAAATTGTACAGGTAATTATAACACAGCAGTTGGTACTCAAGCTCTCATGTACAATACCAGTGGTGTAGAGAATACCGCGGTTGGTAGATTAGCTTTAAATGCAAACGTATCTGGAGATTTAAATACAGCTGTTGGACACCAAGCTTTAGATACTTTAACAGGTGGAGATAGAAATACAGCTGTTGGTAGAGAAGCTTTAAGAGATTTAGGAGCAAGTGGAACACCTGGTAATAACACAGCTGTTGGAAGTGAAGCTGGTAAACTCTTAACAACTGGAGTTCAAAACGTAGCAGTTGGTTCATACGCAATGAACAGTAATTTAACTGCAAGTAATAACGTTTGTATAGGATATAGAGCCGGTGAAGATATAACTTCAGGCTCGAATGTTTTCATTGGTACTGATGCTGCAAAAAATGCTACAGGGACAGATACCTCAGTTGTTATTGGATACGACGCAGGTACAAGTTTAACTACAGCTGGTAATAACGTTCTTATTGGTAGTTCTGCTGGTGATGATTTAACTACTGGTGGGCAAAACGTTGTCATAGGTAAACTATGCGATGCAGGAGCTGCAGGGGCAGTCGGTAGAGTTGTTCTTGGTTATAGCGCAACTGGAGCAACAAATAATAGTATTACTATTGGTTATGGTTCAAGTGATTCTGCTTTTGTTATGGGTAATACTGGTGACTGGTACGCACCTTCTGATGAAAGATTAAAAGAAGATATACAAGATGAAACAATTGGTTTAGCTTTTATAAATGATTTAAGACCAAGAACATTTAGATGGAAAAAAAGAAAAGATGTTCCAGAAGAGTTATCATGGAAGTATAAAGAAGAAGATTTAGAAGAAAGACTTATGAATGGTAAGTATAATCATGGATTTGTAGCTCAAGAAGTAAAAGCCACTATTGAAAATCATAATTTAAAAGATGGTTTTGGCTTTTGGATGCAAGATGATACAGAAGGAAATCAACAAAGAGTTGGAGGTTCTGAGTTAATACCACTATTAGTAAAATCAATACAAGAACTTTCAGAAAAAGTAAACGAATTAGAGGAAAAGTTAAATGGCAACTAAGGTAAAATTAATTGCAGATAATTCTGTCGGTATAGCACAACTCAATGTTTTCGATGGAACAAATGGACAAGTTTTAAAAACAAAAAGTAAAAGATATATATCCTTATCCAGAAAGAGTAAATAAACAAGAAGCTTTAGAATATTCTAAAGCTGAGACAGGATGGGACTTTTAAGAATATAAATAGAATTATAGGAAGAGAAGATTATGGCAGTGCCAAATAGCAAAGATACATTCAAAGATTATTGTCTCAGACAACTGGGTTTTCCAGTGATTGAAGTCAATGTCGATGATGACCAATTGGAAGATAGAGTCGATGAAGCTATACAATTCTGGCAAACATATCATGATGATGCTACAGAAAAATTCTTTCTAAAACATAAAGTCACAAATAGTGAACTCATATTTCAGGCCGTAACGACTGGAACTTTTGTGGTTGGTGAAGTAATTACTGGTGGAACCTCAGGAGCTGAATCAACAGTTCAAGCTGTACCATCAACATCCACATTAAAATATAATGATATAAAAGATAGAACTAAACCTTTTGTAGGTGGTGAAACAGTCACGGGTGGAACATCCGGAGCAACCGGAGTTATTTCATCTTCAGGTGGAATAGTAAAAGGGGATATAGAAAATAAATATATTCCTATTAATAGTTTAATTACTGATGTTGTAAGAGTAATGCCAATACGAGATGATGTATCCTCAAGTGATATGTTTGACGTAAGATATCAAATACACTTACACGACATGTATAACCTAGGCTTTATGGGAAGTTTAGCTGAATATGTTATGAGTATGGAATACTTAGACCTTTTAGATAAGGTTATAGATTCTGACCAAAAACATATTGACTTCAACAGACATAGAAATACTCTTGAAGTATTTATGGATTGGGAAGAAGAAGTATTACCTGATGAACATATTGTTGTTGAGTGTGTTAGGATTATAGACCCAGCAACTTATACTGATGTATTTAATGATTATTATTTAAAAAAATATGCAACTGCTTTAATCAAAAGACAATGGGGACAAAACCTATTGAAGTTCGAAGGAATGCAAATGCCAGGTGGTGTTGCATTTAATGGTCGTCAATTATATGACGATGCATTAGCAGATATAGAAAAATTAGAAGAAGAAGCAAGATTGAATTGGGAAAGACCAGTTGATTTTTACTCGGGGTAATAAATGCCTAGGAATGTTTATTTTAGCCAGGCTGTAAGGTCTGAGCAACAACTTTATGAAGACCTAATAGTAGAGTCTCTCAAAATCTATGGGCAAGACATATACTATATTCCACGTACTTTAATTAATAGCGATGCAATATTAGATGAAGACCCAGCATCTAAGTTTGATGATGCATATTTAATTGAAGCATATTTAGAAAACGTAGATGGATTTAATAATACAATAGATTTATACTCTAAGTTCGGATTAGAAATACGTGACCAAGCAGAGTTTGTAATATCACGTAGAGTATGGGAACGAAGAGTTGCTTCCACAGATACATCATACGCTGGAGCTGCTAATCCAAAACCAAGAGAAGGTGATTTATTATTCCTTCCAATGACAAATACATTCTTTGAGATTATGTATGTGGAAGATGATAAACCATTCTATCAACTATCTGATTTACCAGTTTATAAATTAACAACCGAAATATTTGAGTACTCATCAGAAGATTTCGATACAGAAATTGCAGCTATTGATGATATTGCTGATGAAAACTATCAATTGGCAATGGATATAACTCTTGCCACAGCTTCAAACTATTTATTTGATAATGAGAGAGTACAACAAGTGCTTGATTCCAGCGTCACACCTAATATTATAGTATCAGGTGAAATTGTACAAAGAGTTAAATCATCTACAACAACAATGAGATTATTCTTAGACCAAATACAAGTCACTGGTACAACTGATTATAAAGAGTTTACTCAAGGTGGTGCAATCACAGGTATTAGTTCACAGGCCGGTGCTACAATCACAACTCTTTTAGATACAGCTACAGATACAACTGGAACCAGTTGGGCTGATGACCCATTAGCTCAAAACGTAGATTTCGAAACTGTAGCAGATGGATTTTTAGACTTTTCTGAAGTAAATCCATTTGGCGACCCATCGGAGACATACTAATGTTTGGTGACCCATTCTATCATGCAACAGTGAGAAAATCGGTAGCGGTTTTTGGCACACTATTTAATAATTTAAAAGTTGTGAGAAGAAACGCAGCTGGTAATATTATTAATACTTTAAAAGTACCATTGGCTTATGGACCTAAACAAAAATTTATAGCTGCTTTAGATAGAGATACAGGTAAGGATGCATCCCTTGCTATTAAATTACCAAGAATGGCTTTTGAAATTACATCATTGGCCTTAGACCCAAATCAAAGATTAGTAAAAAGAGCAGCTCTTGAAGAAGCAAATGCATCTGATAATACTAAGAAAAAATTAATTAAACATTATACTACATACGATATTGGTATGTCGTTATATATTTTAGCTAAAAACCAAGATGATGGTTTACAGTTAGTAGAACAAATATTGCCATACTTTCAACCAGAATATTCAGTCACAATTAAACCAATTGATGGTTGGACAACATTAAAACAAGATGTTCCTTTAGTTCTAAGTGCAGTTTCAATAAATGATGAATATGAAGGTGACTATACAACAAGAAGAGTACTAACATATCAACTAGATTTTACAATGAAAATGAAGTTCTATGGACCAGCATCTAATACTGGAGTTATAAGAGAAATTAATATTGATTTTGAAGGTGATAGAAGTATGTCTCAATTATTAGAAGAGATGGATATAAGAGTCACTCAACCAGAAGCTGGACCAGGAGATAATTATACGGTCACAACCACTATTGATGGTGGTGGTAATAACGTACAAACAGGTACTTCAATATATACTCTTACTGTAGCAGCAAAAACAATTGGTACAGGAAATGCATACTATTATGGTACAACACAACAAGCAGGATTTACTTTACAAAGAGGTGGAACATATGTATTTAATTATCCATCAGCCCACCCATTAAAATTCTCTACTACTAGTGATGGTACACATGCAAGTGGAGACCAATATACAGCTGGAGTAAACGAGAACTCAAGTACACAAATACAAATAACAGTGGATAATGATACACCTAGCACACTATACTATTTCTGTTCAAATCACAGTGGTATGGGTGGTAGATTAGATATAGTGACATAATGAAAAAGGATAAAATGATGAAAGCATTGGATAAGAATCTTCCGAGTAAGATTCCTAATCGTGCTTTAGTAGATAAAGATATAAAAGACGATTATGAGTTCTCAAGGAACACATATAAAGATTTAATTAGGACAGGGACAAGTTCACTAGATGTTTTAGCTGAACTCGCACGTGAGAGCGAGCACCCGCGAGCCTTTGAAGTATTATCAAAAACAATAAAAGATTTAGGTGATACTACTGAAAAGTTAATGAATCTACAGAAACAAAAAGATGATTTAACTAATAAGAAAGAAGATGAAGTTAATCGAAAGGTGACGAATAATAATGTATTTGTTGGTAGTACTACAGACTTACAAAGAATGTTATTAGACAAGGATAATGTAATCGATGCAGAGAGTCAAGAATAACGAGTTTGGATACTTAGGTAATCCAAACGTAAAGAGAGATGGTGTTGAAACTTCTTTTACTAAGGAAGAAATACTTGAGTATAAAAAGTGTTTGGAAGACCCATCATACTTTGCACGTAAATATGTAAAGATTATATCTCTTGATGAAGGATTAGTTCCTTTTAATTTATATGAATATCAAGAGAATATGTTCAAGCATTTTAATGATAATAGATTTAGTATCGTTTTAGCTTGTAGACAAAGTGGTAAATCTATATCATCAGTAGTATATCTTTTATGGTATGCTTGTTTTCATCCAGAAAAAACTATTGCCATATTAGCAAACAAAGGTGCAATAGCAAGAGAGATGTTAGCCAGAATTACTTTGGCTTTAGAAAATTTGCCTTACTTCTTACAACCGGGTTGTAAGGCTTTAAATAAGGGAAGTATAGAGTTTAGTAATAACTCAAAAATAGTGGCGAATGCCACATCTGCAAGTTCCATTAGGGGTTTGTCAGTAAATCTTCTTTTCCTTGATGAGTTTGCATTTGTGGATAACGATGCACAATTCTATACTTCTACTTATCCGGTTGTGACGGCTGGTAAAGATACACAAATTATTATTTGTTCAACAGCCAATGGTATAGGAAACGTTTACCATAAACTTTGGGAAGGCGCAGTTCAAAATACAAATGAATTCAAACCTTTTAGAGTTGATTGGTGGGACGTGCCGGGAAGAGATGAGAAATGGAAAGAAACTACTGTAGCAAATACATCAAAGCTACAGTTTGAACAAGAGTTTGGTAATACTTTCCATGGAAGAGGTAATACATTAATAAGTGCTGATGCTTTACTATCACAGCAAAGTAAAGAGCCAGAGTTTGTTAATGA